CTCGACCTTTTTGAAGCTATGAAGCTCCAAAAGCGGCTCGGGCCGCTGATGCCCACGGCATTCAACAATGTCCTCTATGAAATGTGGACCGCTTACGGAAAATCCATGCCGGAATCCAAAGCGACATTGAGCGACAAACTGACCGAGTTCGGTACGTTGCTCGCGGTCTGTCAGCCGCTCCTGGATCGCATTGCGGCCATGCCGGACGCGGATTTTGATTTTTGCGTGCGCACTGCGCTGAGCGTGGTCGAGCGTCGTTCTGAGGACGGAAAAACCTGGACCCGAGTGTATTCAGGCGGCACGCTGGCGTTCGATGACATCGATTTCACAACCACAAGCATATTAGTGAGCGCTGTCGTACAGCGTGAGCTTCGCCCTTTTATCGACGCTTTGAATCTTTAACGTTCGCTCATAGCGTCGAAAACAGTCAGCAGGAACCGAGCCCGTTCAGAAGTCTCCCCGACGGCCTTGATTTCCTGATGCGTCCCGTTTACCACGGGATGATCAGCTATCTCGACCTGAAGGGCGGCGATCTGACACTCGAGGACATCTTGTTAATGAACGTTTATATCGACAACCAAAAATACAACGAATTTGTTTTAGAGAAGGAGCGCAGCCATGAGTAGCGTTCTCGCCGGTTTCCTCGTCCGCTTAGGCTTTGTAGTCGATAAAGACGAGCAAGCCAAGTTTCAAGCCTCTATCGACTACGCCGGAAAGCGCATGAAGGAAATCGCTATGCGAGGCGCTGCCTTAGGCACTGCGTTCACAGCGGCATTCGCTAAAAGCACCCAGGAAGTCAACCGCTTTTATAACCTTACGAACCAGGTGGGCGGATCTGTCCGAGGTTTGAATAATGTCGCTTCAGCCGTGGCCAAGGTCGGAGGAAATTATGATCAGGCTGCCTCAAGCATCCAGGCGTTTGCCAATAAACTGACGTTTACGCCGGGGATGGATCAGTACATCAAGAACCTGACGGGCATTGACATTCGGGACAAAAACGGCCAGCTAAGGGAATATAGCGATATTCTTTTGGACCTCAGAAAACGCTGGGAAACACTCGGGGATGCGGCCGGGCGAAATGAAGCGGCCATGATGGGGCTGGACGGTATTTATGCCGACGTTATGAAAAAGGATTTTGCCTCCGAGCTCCAAAAAACAAATAAACAGCAGGGCGAGCTGGCTGACATGGTCGATAAGTCGGCGGATTCCGTGCATCGCCTCTCAAACGAATTTTCACGCACCTGGGAGATTATCTCCATGGGGAGCCAGGCCGCTTTTGGTACGCTGACCGATAGCCTCGGTTTGGATAAGGTTGCCGAAAAGTTTAATAAAACACTCTCGCAAGAATTGCCCGCATGGATCCAGACAGAAAAAAATATCTGGGATCAGTCCCACGGCTTCGGCGACTATCTCAAAAACTTCTTTTTCAAGGCGGACGAATTTCAGGACGCCGAGCGCTACAAGCGCCACCTCATGGATGATGAGCAGGTGCAGGCGTTCCTGCGTAAAAAGTACACCAAACAAAAAACAGTGCTCGACGATGAGGCCGAGGAGGGCGTGAGCATCGTGGACGATTTCGATAAAAAAGGATTCGAGGAGGAGCTGGCCAGGTATCGAGCTGCAGGCTCGAAGGCGCCGGCGAAACCCGCGCAGACAGAAGCACCTCCGGCGTCGGGGAAAATGACGCGAGGGCTACGAAACAACAATCCGGGCAATATGCGTCCGGTATCGCGAAATCAGGCGAATGACGGTGCTTTTACGATTTACCGCACGCCGGAAGAAGGCTGGGGCGCGCTGGGCAAGCAGCTCAAGGCCTACGCTAATGCCGGGCTGGATAACGTCGCGTCGATTATCTCTAAATACGCGCCGTCCAGCGAGAACAATACAGGCGCTTATATCCAGTCGGTGACCGCCAATATGAGCAAACGCCTGGGCTCGGATGTCGGCGCGCTGACACGCCTCGACCTGAGTGATCCCCGTGTGCTTAAGGCGCTCATGCAGTCGATCACGGAGCATGAGAATTTCCGGGGCGCCTCTCAGTATTTCGAAGGCGCCTCTTTTGATAAAGAGGTGCTCGCCGCAGCGCAGTCGCAGTGGAGATCTAAGGTCGTCAATGAGAGGGACAAAATCCCGTCTCGGGGTAATGTCGTCGTGAACCAAAACATCACGATCAACGGGGCAGATAATCCGCGCGCTGTCGGCCAGGCCGTGGCGCATGAGACCCTGCTGGCACAGAACCGATACGGCCAGCGCAATCTTAGCTAAGGAGGAAATATGCCCTCTTTACCTTATGGTCTTGAGGCTCTGCTTCTAGGCCGAAAACGAGAATTTGCTGGAATTATTCCGGATGTGGTGATCAGCGAGGAGCACGAAAACGAGGTCGTGGTTACGCGCCATCCGGTCGATACTGGCGCGAATGTTTCGGATCATGCGTATCAGATGCCGACGGTGATTAATTGCCAGTTCGGCTGGTCCGATTCCTCAAGGCTTCTAAATTCGATTCTGGATTTTTCGATTTTTAAGGGCCTGACCACGACGAAAGACGTCTATGAGAAGTTGCTTGAGTTACAGGCCAAACGGGAGCCGTTTTCGCTCTCTACCGGCAAGAAGCAATATCCGGCAGTCATCATCACGAAGTTGAAAACAACGTCGACCGTCGACACGGAAAGCTCCCTAGTAGTGGACATCACTTTTGAGGAAATCCGATTCGCCCGGACAAAAGAAGTCACGTTGCAGGAAGCTCAGCAAAAGAATCCTCAGCAGACGGCCTCTGTTAATCAGCGTGGCACCTCGCAACCAGTATTAACTACAGCGGGGAATCGGCCATGAGTATTTATCAAATTCCCCTTAGTACTGGCGCCCAGAGCTTTTCCATCCGGCTCGGCGAATATAACTACCGCATGACGCTGATTTATCGGGATGCGGATTGCGGCGGCTGGTTTTTAGATATGGTCCGAACGGACGGCTCTGACGCGCTTCACGGCCTCCCGCTGGTGACAGGTGTCGACCTATTAGCACAGTTTGGCTACAAGCGCATGGGCGGGGCGCTCTGGTGCGAGTTGCCGAAGCAAGTCAAAAACTATGAGCCGACGTACTCAGATATGGGCCAAACGCTGAGCCTTTTTTGGAGTGACGAATGAGCGAAACAGACAATAATCGCCAGTGGCTGAGATATTTTCGCCTCGTTGTGGCAGTCGATAAAGACAATCAGCAGGCGGTTGACCTGAGTGAATTTCGATGCAAATTTCGAATTTCTCAGGCTGTAATCGGTAAGCCCTGCACGGCCGAAATCACGGTTTACAACGTCTCCCAGGAAACAGTAAACCGCCTTGGTATCGGTACAAACGTCATCGAAAATCAAGGCATGCGCGTCATTATTGAGGCGGGCTATCAGAACCATCACGGCATTATTTTCCAAGGCGATCTATGGTGGAAATCCGTCGGCCGCGAGAGCGAAACTGAAACCTTCATGCGCCTGGTAGCCGCTACCGGCGACAGGGCGAGGCAATATGCCGTGGTTAATGTCTCGGTTGCCAAGGGTGCCTCTCAGCGCGAGATCTTTGACAAGGTCGTCGCGTCCATGAAAGAAAAGGGCGTTGACAGTAAGCAGCTCCCAAAAATTCAATTCATGGATTCTAGGCTTCCGCGCGGAAAAGTCATGTTTCGGATGGCTACCGACGCCATGAACGGTATCGCCGATACAAATAATTTTGATTGGGGCTATGGCGTTGACGGCCTTGTCGCCATTCCTAAAACGCCGACATACGATCCGAACGAGAAGGTGATCGTCCTTAACGCTGATACCGGTTTGATCGGCCGCCCCACGCTTGACGAGGATGGCCTGGACGTCCAGGCGCTACTTAATCCGAACCTGGAGATCGGCGCCAAGATTCAAATCGATAACGCCTCAGTACAGCGAAACAACTACGACACAACAGTGTCGGAGGACGCAGTTACGAAAAATCAGGCGGTAACGGACGCATTTTTATCGGCCGATGGCGTGTATCAGGTGATTTCCCGCGAGCACGTGGGCGACACGCGCGGGGAGGATTGGTACACAAATTTGATCGTCGTGGGCGTTAATTCAGCCAGCAGACCGATTGCTCCATCTGTTTTTACATACACATCGAACTGAGGGCGCTATGGATTCAACCGCAACAATTTTTGACCCGAATCGATTCTCCGAAAAAGCTACAAACAGCCGCTTGACCCAAGTATGGACCGCGCTACCGGGGATCATCCAGAAGTTCGATGCGGGCGCGCTGACCTGCGAAGTTCAGCCGGCGATTAAGGGCCGCATCACGCAGGAGGATGGCGCTATCCAGCTTGTAAATATGCCGCTTCTCTTAGACTGCCCTGTCGTGTTTCCCCACGGTGGCGGCTGCTCCCTCACGTTTCCGATTAAGGCCGGGGACGAGTGCCTTGTCGTTTTCGCTTCCCGGGGAATTGATTACTGGTGGCAGCTAGGAGGCATTCAGCCGCCCCCGGAAGCAAGAATGCACGATCTATCGGATGGTTTCGTTATTCCCGGCCCGTGGTCCCAGGCTCAAAAGATCAGCGGCGTGAGCACCAGTGCTGTGCAGTTGCGTAGTGACGACGGTGCGGCCTTCATTGAGCTCAATCCCGGCAGTCATAACGTGAAATGCGAGACACCCGGGGACTTTTCCGTGAAGTGTAAAAATTTTACGGTAGAGGCCTCAGCCAGTGCCAGCATTAAAGCCCCGGCGATCCAGCTCGAAGGCCCGCTGACCAATACCGCAGGATCGGCCGCGCAGATGTCGGGCGGCGTGGAAACCGACGCAGACGTTACTGCCGCAGGTATCAGTCTCAAGTCGCACGTCCATTCCGGTGTTTCTACAGGCTCCAGTAACACGGGAGGGCCTAAATAAATGAGAGTAAGG